ATCCTTGGAGTTATAGTGCCACACTGAAGTATATAATCCAAGATTATTATATTTTTCCCTAAAGGCATCTAACCTATCTATATCTACTAAGACAGGATCATCTTCCTTTTTTATTCGTATAATCCTATTTAAAGATGGCACATACTTAGCCAGCTCGACATATCGCCAAGCTGATGTGTACCTAGTATTGTCTAAAGATATTCTCATTTTATATTTAGACTTCCAGATTTATCACTATAATTATAGAGAATCTTTTTAGCATAGTCTTCCATGTCTTCTGAGTAGGTTCTGTAGTATACCGATTCAGCTATAAAATATTCTAGATTGTTTAATATAAAGTATCTTTTAGAGATTCTTTCTTCACTGTCTATCAACTAAAACTTCCAACGTTCTTCTATTATAGTATCTCCATCAGCTATATAGTGTATCTTTGAAGCAAGGTTGTCTGCAAGGTGTACTATCACTTCCATATACGTGATCGGTATGGTCTCTGGTACCGGTGACCAAGGCCCAAGGTGGCATCTTACTAGCCTAAGGATAGATTGTACGGTCTCTTCATCTACAAATAGGGTTGAGGATTGAGATTCCCCTGCGTATTTTTTGTCATGAGCTTGACACTTCTCTATAAAATGACCAACTGTATATGGGTGCAGTGGGTCATAGACGAAAGATTTATCATCATCCCTAGATGTAGTTCCCTTAGTTACATCATGGAGAAGGCATGCTGCATAGACCAAATCTCTCTCCTCTGCATTGAGCGAATAGGAATCACCGATAACTTTTGCTGCCCTAACTACTCTTTTTGTATGCAGAGCGTTTCCACCCTTGTTGTGCTCATCGGGTGGATGGAATCTTCCAGAAAAACTAGATGGTATTTCCCAAAAAGAATTTGATCTAATCAAAATAGATTTCACAAAACTTTTTATTCCGTCATTAATTATTAGATCAATTTCTTCCCATAAAGGCTTTAAGATTATAGCCTCTTCTTCAATTGATATAGAATCTTTTTCTTTATTTAATATATCATCAAGTATCGATTTGTTAACCAAAATAGACGCCTTTCCTTAAGACTAATAGTATATCAGCTAGGTGGAGCTTCTACGCCATCCCAAGCTTTCCATTTTGAACAAGGTGTATCAAATGGGCATTTCTTACAGTAGATTGTCTGGCCTCTTCTTGGAACAAAAATTTCTGTTTCATTGATGGTATTAGCCCAATACTTTAAAGAGTTAGAGTCTTCTTTGTCTATTTGAAAATCGGTAAACTTTTGATTAGTAGCCAATAGATCATAGTATCCAAAATGAGCTTGATTTATTTTGGCCCCAAACTTGTGCTTAAAAGCTTCGTGTAGAACAGAAAAGTCAACTTGATATGTATCAGCATGAGAGCTTCTAAAATTAAAAACCCATTTGTAAACATAGTACTGATTGTCTTTAGCTAAGATTAAGTCAAAGTTTCCATCTACTTTTGTTGAATCTCCCAGCGGTATTATGAATGGTTGGTCTATTGATATTGGGATAGAATCATCTTGTGAGTATATATTGTAAAAACTAAGAAGAGTAGAAGCAGCACGAGAAGTTAGGCTTGAGTTATTGCCATAGTAGCTTTCATGTTGTTCATGGATTATGTCGTAGGAAGTCATGTCTTTGGGATACCATATCTTCTCCCACCTATTTAATAGAGAAGCGTACGACGGAGTGAATCCACCTTGTTTTTTGTAGAAGAAAAAATTGATAACACTTTTAATTGTATTCTCAAATTTCTGAGTGAACATATCCCTAGAGGCAATGGTCTCACTTAATTTTTGCTGGTGTCTATAATCATATAGCAGAGCGCATGTTTGGAAGTCTTTGATGGACTCCACCTTTAGTTGTTTCATATATCAAAATCTCCATCATCTAATAAATCATCTAGTAAAGAACTAGTATCGTAATCTTCTTCTGTTACCGGATCATATTCTTCATATATCTTCTTAGAGTCTACATATCTAACAAGTGGTGGATTGTAAAGAAAGCTAGAACCTGTAATTCTATTCTTTGGGATCTGTAGCTGCATTATATTATCGTCTTCAGAGTCATCACCACTCAAAAGTTTTTTCTCTGTTATGAATATAGTTACAGCACACTTCTGTTGGATTGCTAGTGATCCACCGGTGTCTGACTGTTGGACTACTTCTCTTTTTTCTTTCATTCGGTTAGAGTTTTCTTGTGCGGTAATGATTAGAACACAATTCATATCTCTTGCTAGCTTCTCTAGCTTAACCATCATCTCTTCAAATTCGCCCCATCTTGGCTTGCCCTTGCCACCTTTAGTGAACATTGATTGTATAGTATCGATTACCACAATGTCAGGTGTTTTGTTTGAGTGCTCAATTATATCCTTAAGCCATCTCTCTAGGTCTTCAAAGTATGGGGTCTCAGGGTCATGTCTAACCATGAGTCTGTCTCCCCACTCAGCTAACTTAGCTTTAAACTTATCTATGTATCTTTGTTTTTCTTCTGGACTCCACGTGTCAGCGTCCTTGTACACGTTCTTGCCGATTATCTGGGTCATTAGAACTCTTTCCCAGTGACCAGTAGCCTCTTCGAAGTTGACATACAAAGCTGTATATCCATTGTCTACCCAGTTATTAACCAAGCATTTGGCGAAGGTGCTCTTACCCTTACCTGAGGCAGCTATTATGGCATGAACTGCACCCTTAAAGAAACCACCTTCATCCGTATATCCCATAGCTCTATTGAGAGCTTTGAATTGAGTTGGAACAAAGCTTGGGATATCAAGCAAAGACTCTACTCTATCTGAAATGTCTTTAGCTGTAGTTAACTTATCGAATGGATTATAGTTTAATTGATTTTCTAGTTCTCTAATTTCAGAAGTAATTAAGTTGATTCTAGATAAATCTTTTTCAGACTTACTACCTTTTTGATTGAGAATAAGCTGAAGTTCTTGTAGGTAGTCTATCTGCTTACGTTTATTAGCCTTGTGCTTAACTAATTGCACTACAGAATCAGAAGTCGAAAGATCTAATGACATTAACAGATCCATCATCACGGTTACTCCAGCGTTACCACCAAGTCCCTCTTTGATATCAGTCTCTGTTTCTAACCAGCTTTTGAATCCAACTGGATCGACTACATCTAGTTGAGTAGCGGTATGGTAAGCGAGTAGGGCTCGATAGAATTCGTGGATTCCCTTTTGCCCATGGTTTATACCCACAATTGAAGGGTCTAACTCTTCTGTGAAATACTTTATAGCCCCCTCTTCCCTAAGGGATAGGGCAAAGATCTGATACTCAATCGGAGTATCATCAAGCTCTTCAAGATTATCGATTGTCATTCTTTCGCTTTTCTTTCATTGTCTTGTAAGCTTTTTTTCTTTGTTCAGAAAGTTTTTTCTTAGATTCTATATAAAAATCAGAAGAATACAATTCATTTTTAATCTTCTGTTCTTTAACGTGTGGTGAATGCCTAATGGCATCTATCATTCTATCAAAAACAGATTGTTCGGTAAGTTCATCATTATAGCGGATAACAACTAAGGCTATGCCTCTTTCCTTACATATATCTATTTTTTTCTGATCTCTCTTAAGAGCTTCTTCAAACTCATACTTTGATTCAAAAAATTTAGAAGTATAATAAAAGTGCTGCCTACCATGATACTCGGCTGCCAACTTGTAGCTTGGGCAATAGACATCTAGTCTAAGCTTATCTTCTAGATAGAATTCATTGACTATCTTTTCGCTGGGTAATAGCTTCTTCATAATATTAGTTAGAGCTGTTTGTCCTCTAGATACTTTTTTTCTAGATTCTTTTAACCAGGAAAGACCTAATTGATTTATCTTTTTATTAACTCTACCTATTGGCCAGCCAACTTCTTTTGCTATTTCATTTAAGCTTAAAGAAGTTTCAAATAATAAATCAACTAAGTATTCTGTATTGTCAGATTCTTCTTCCCAATTATCTTTTTTCATTAGTTTTAGTATTTGTAAATCTACTACTACTAACAACTCTTCCTAAGTCAAGTATTGACATATTTAATGTCTCCCAAATCTTAGGGGCTAAAGCGGTGGCCAAAAGAGGGCAATCCATAATACAGTAATCAACTTTACCATCAAGCTCAGCTATCTGTGCGTGTATAGAGTCTATCTTATCAAAGTAACCATTATATGGAACAGCTATGATCTGCTGATTGGTTCCAAATATTCCTTGTATTACTTTCTTATCATGGAAAGTAACGATTACATTTTTTGAGTCTCTAATATAATGATTAATAAATATATCTACAACTTCTTTTCTAGTGTTGTAGAAATGCTCAAAGGTATTTAAAGAATAATAATATCTGCTATTATTCAAACCTATGTTCGCTAACTTACCCTTTTCGATATCATAGGCAATTTCTGCAGGGACTGCCTTAAGAAAATTATCATCTTCAATTGCAGCACAATTGGATATGGCTTTGACGAAATACTTTGGAAGTTTTTTCTCAGAAGAAAAATTTAAAGATGCCACAGCAGCTGGTGGCAAATTAACAAATGCAAACTTTTGTTTTTCATCCATCTTTTTAGTCAAGTCAATAATAGACTTAACTGGGTCTAGAACTATAGAGTCGTTATTCATTTAAATACCAAAGTTTCCCCAGTTAATCAAAACTGGATTAGGGTCTATTATAGAATTGATATGATCGAGTTGATGGAAAGCACCACCGTCTAGAGTGGAGTATCTTTCATACTTCATAGTCTTATCTATGTCATGAGTATAGCCGAGGTGCTGCATGATTAGACCGGAATCTGCCCAGTAATTTCTTTGTTGCATCCATTCACCTACGTAAGTAGGTTCAGACCCACAGGCAAGGGCTCTGTTATGGAAGCCTCCACCTTCTTTGAAACGGAAAATGCGAGTAGAATTATTTGGAGCCCAAAGCTTATCTACCCTATATTGAGTCTCATTCCACATATGATAAAAACGAACATTAACTACATCGAATTGCGACTTAGCTAGAACATGAATTATCTCCAAATCTTGCGTGTGGTAAAGCATCTCGTCACAGTCAATAGCTACAACCCAGTCACCAGGCTTTGCAAACTTTTCTAGGTTACCCCAAGCTCTAGCTCTTAGCTGACCCTCGTGCTTAGAGAAAAGAGATTCTTCGTTAACAAAAACTTCAGCATACTTAGCTGCAATTTCTGGAGTATTATCTGTAGAACAGTCATCGGTAAATATAATTTTATCTACCTGTTCTGACAGTCTCTGTAGGACTGGCTCTAAAAATCTAGAGCTTTCATTCTTTCCTACCATTTGTGCGTATATCATAAGTGTTCCTGTCTAAAGTTAAATGGAGGGCCACATTAAAGCAGCCCTCCATCGTACCAATAATGCTATTAGGCTATTGTCTGCTCACGAGCTTCAATTGCAGAAATGCGCTCGATCTCAACATCCTTGAACAAAACTTCGCCAGTAACTCCGCGACGACCCATGGCAAGCTTCTGGGCATCTGTCTTACTATTAGCCTTGACGACTGAAGTTGTTGTTACAGTAAAGTATTTAAATTTATTGTCTGACATTGTTTTCCTTTTAATTAGTTGGATAATGTATTGCTATATATTCTATAGCATCTTGCAGGTTGTCTGCAAGTTTTGTTGCCATATATTTCATATAAACTCGTTCTTTGTATTGCGAGTTACATATGACCACTGATGGTTGACCGTGGATTTTAGCCCAAGCCAATTCAAAGTCGGTTCCAATATATGCGCGATCTTGTAACATGTATTCTACCAGCAGAATGTCTGATTTCTTCTGCATAAAGATATTTTTTTGAGCAATTTCTTCCGGAGACATCAGATCATCTTCTGGGATAGAAGTTGGATCTAGAACCTTGTAGCCACGTTGAGACAGCATGAAAGTTGCTTCTTGACGCCAACTAGTAGCGTACTCTCCGACATAATCTATTGCTCCGGATAAGAAAACGGTAACGCTCATACTGGCCAAAGGTATTCTAGATCAGATGGCTCATTGAACCATTGTGAATAGTATTCATAATCTTTTCTCAAAAGGTTTGATCTGTGGGATTGATGAAAAGATTCTACCCCAAACCATGGTGGCATTACTACATCTTCTAAGTCAACTTCTTCAAGCTTCATTGTATTCTTGTAGCCTCTAGAGACCCACTCATTGATGGTGTAATTTTGGTATAGCTTTAATGCTTCTTCGTAACCAGTCCACATACGAGTGACTGGATGGTTTCTCCAGCCTTTCGTAGGCGTTCTGTCGAGTAATATATTAAGAACTTGAAATGTTTCAACACGTTGTTTCCCTAACCGTCTGTAATCTAAAACTTTTACTGATAATTGCAAATCTGCATATGGTAAAAATGTTTGCATTGTTATGCTTTCTTGAATTCCTGAAATGTCTTATCGCCTACGCCAAAGTATTCTCTGGCTAACCCTGCAGTAACTATATCTGTGTTCAGACAAGCTCCTGCTTCGTTCCATACTCTAGCAAGTATTCTTCCATATTTCTCATTCTTATCGAGAATTGTTTCTATTTTAATCTTGTGACCGGCAGTAGTAATCCACTGATCGGTGAACTCTTTAGCAGCTAAGCCCATTTTCTTTTCTTCAAGATTAGTAGTGCGACTCTCAGGAGTATTGATTCCATATAGTCTTACTCTACCTTTTCTAAAGGTATCAAATCCTAAGTCAATAAGAATATCAAATGTATCTCCATCAACTATTTTTTTAACTTCTGCATTATAAATCCAGGGGTTTAATTTTTCTGTCATCTTAATCTCTTTCTATTCCTATATGGTCACATGCTTTTCTAAATATCTCTCTACTTATAGGGAAATAGGAGTCTGCATGACTTACTCCCTGGCCTGGCTTAGGCGTGCTAGCATGCCAGCTGTGCCCTATTGATACCGAACCATCGTATACTACATTGTACCCTAAGTGTCTAGCAAAATACGAACACCAAGTCTCCTCGTAGTAATGGGGAGTAGGTAAGAATGCTCCAATTGCATCTGGATAGATAGCTCTATAGTCGGGATGATTTGTCATTGCATTCCAGACATCTCTTCTAACAAAATAAGCTGAACCAGAAACGGTTACACATTCTATGCGATCTCTATAGGCAGTGTCTTGTGGATCTGGCTCTCTCCAGGCTCTGTGCTTAGGCTCTGTGTTGGTTCCAATGATACCGGCATGAGTGATAAATCCCTGTTCGTCTCTTTGCTTAGGACCAAGGATATGAATATCTGGATTATCAATAAAGATCTGCTCTATTTTTTGGCAGTCTTGGCTAGTCATCCAAACATCTCCGTTTAATACTGCGATAATATCTCCAGATGTTTTGCTAGCCATGCTATTGATGGCAGCAGAGTATCCTATGTTTTTTCTTAGATATAGATTGTCAATTAAATAACGTTCTTCATTCTCTCTAATCCAAGGTATAAAATCATCTGTTGATTCATTATCCGTTATGTATAAATTCCAGTTTTTTTCGAGCGCACCATTTGGATTAATTAAGTCTGAGTGCAAAGTATCCAAAAATCTTTGCAGCTCTTTTCTAGTGTTGTGGTTTACCACACATAGGTCAATCATTAAAATATTTCTCCTGCTTCTAAGCATTCTTTTTGCACTGTATTAAATGCACTCTGTGGATAAAATCCATTTTCTATTAAGTCTAAAAATAAAGCTGTTGCTTCTTTTTCTTTGGTTAAATCAAATTCAGTTAATCTGTTTAAGTATTGTTCTAGGTTAATAGTTTCTTTATTTTCTTGATATAAAAAATTTTGTTTACTCATCTCTCCCAATAGGTAACCTAAGGATGCAAATCCTAAAACCATTA